CTCTACAATCTCATCAACGTCCAAATCGCTCTCCTCCAGCCAACGCTCCATGATTGCCTTCAACTCCCTAGCGCACTGACCTTCGGCATTCATAAAGTCACCCACTCGCATTTTCGCTTGCTGCAATCATATACCCACTGACTCCTGCCGTCTCTGGAGTCCGTCTGGTAGCGCTCCACCCAAGTCGGAAAACTACTACCAGGCACGATGACCGCCGCTTGAGCTTTCGCATCCATGATCATTACCAAATGCGGCTTCGGGTCTTTATTGTCCCATGCGTGCTTCGCCATCACCCGAACTTGGGCAAATGGATAATCAAACGCTCCACACCATGCTTTGCTGCTCTGCTTTACTTCTATGGGAATGCTCAAAGTCAAGTCGCAGTCATCCGTATAATCCTTCCAGTCACCGCCGGGTGGGCATTCCTCATTGGGCTGCAAAGTCACACGGTACTTGCGCTTGCGCCAATACTCAGCAGCTATGAGCACGCTAGAGTAACTGTTACGCAAATCCGCCAAGAAGTCTCGCTGCTTTACTTCTGCTTCCATACCAAATCAAATAAAGTTCTGCTCGGCTTCCTTCGCGGAATGTTCGTGCGGATCTTTTTTCCACCAGAGTATGCCAATTGCGTATTCAACCAAAACTTGTCTACCGCCAGTTCAAATTTCTTCCAGTCCTTGGTCGTGAACCCCTTGCCGTCACTCCAAGAATCATAGTCCGCAGGGCGACTCTCCTCTATCGTGTGCTCACTCATCCAGCTTCCGCCATTCTGCGCCCAATGTACTCAGCTACGGGTACGCTCACCGCATTGCCCATTTGGCGGTAACGTGGGCCGTCCTTCTGCTCTTCCACCTTGCCCGTGGGCTTCCACTCGTTGCCTTCTAGCTCCAACTCCATGCGCTTGCTCGTCCAGCCGTCTTCAAAGCCTTGCAAGCGTTCACACTCCATTGGGGTCAAACGCCTCACCATAGTAGCTCCACGCATCTCGCACATGCCTTCTACGGTCTCACCATCCACGATGTCCAAGGTGGGGTTCATCTGCGGGGATTCGCAAATAACGTGACTTGGGCGAGAGGGTCTGTTCTCTCCTTCTGCCCGTAGTGTTCCGGCATGGGGATGCTCCTGCCAATACCCTTGTCCCGTTTCGTGCGCCACGCCAACTCCTTCCCCACCCTGCTGGCTACGCAAAGTCACGCTCACGTCTTCGGAGGATTTTGGGGTGACGTCACCATTCCAGCCTACCACCTTCGGCCCACTCGCATCACGTATTAGCGGTACGTCTGAAACGTTGTCCATCTTGCTGTGCAAAGTAGGGGAAGTTTCCCCACAATCCTTAACCCTTGAGTCCTGCCCGTGGTGCGAATAGCATGGCCCTTCTACCACCTTCGGGCCACTCGCATTCGCTATCCCCGTGGCAGAGGTCACTGTCGCAGCCGTGTCACCCGTTACCTCGCCGTTGTAGACGTCTGCCCCTTGAGTTACCGCCAAAGTCTCACTACCACCTCCTATGTCTCCTCCCTCGCTTCGGAGCGTTCCACACCCTCGCTCGTATCCGCCATAGCTACTTGGCGTAAAGCCCTGTCCAACACCGGCGGGAGCACCTTTCCCCGCTTCTCGCTCCGGCGCAGGATTCCCATGCAAGCTTTCCGTGATAGCAAGTATTTGGTCGCAGGATTCACCTCCAAAATCTGAGACAATGAACACGCGCTTCCGCCTTTGCGCCAATCCGAAGTATTGCGAGTCCAATACCGTCCATCCGATTTCACCAGCCCCGATCTGCTGTAACTCTCGGATGCACCCCGCAAGTGCATAACCATCATCCGCAGAGAGCAGTCCGCAGACATTCTCTGCCACTGCGATGAACCGACCTCCAGTAACTCCTCCTCCCCAAATAGCTCGCTCTGCAAGCCCTTTGATGATTCTGCACGCTTCAAAGAACAATCCACTTCGCTCACCTTCCAATCCTTTCCTTTTTCCCGCTACACTCAAATCCTGACACGGGAATCCATATGTTAAAAAATCACAGTCGGGCAGGTCATCCACCTCAACTTTACTCACGTCGCAATACAACGGTATGCCAGGGTAGCGATACGCCAATACACCAGCAGCGGACTTGTCCCACTCCACCATAGCCACACACTCGTGACCCGCCCTGCGCATACCCTCGTCAAATCCTCCCACTCCGGCAAATAAACTGATGAACTTCACTGCCCAACCTCCGTGGACAAAACTACCACGTGAGGGTTGCGATCCTCCTCAAACTCACTGGTGTCCGTAATTCCGTCCAACTCACGCAATACGTACCCACAACCCCAATCCTCCAAGGTAGCCACGGGAGTCTCTTCGGGATAAGAGGACAACATGCCAATCAACTCCCCTACGTTCACCCCTCACCCTCCATCTGCGCCTTTGCCAACTGACGCAAATACTCACTCACGCTTACACCACCGTTTGCCGCCATGATGCGCAAACGCCGCTTGAAATCCTGAGTAACCCACAAAGTAATCGTTGCGTCAGGCTTTACCTTGCCACCCTCAAACCCGGTAGCCTCGTAGTTCTTCACCTTAACCCTCATCCAGCAAACGACTCCTGCGGTCATAACGACCCACAACTTCCCACATGCCCCTCTCCAACCGACGTAACCGCGCTACGCTACCCACACCAAACATACCCACCTTGGCGCGAAACTTTCCATGACTGCCGTCCTTGAACTCCACCAACCGCAAATACTTGTTGCCCGGAATTGCATACACCCTGCCCATCCTCTCTCCGGTCTCCTCCTCATGCTCCTCCTCCTTCTTCGCCTCTTGCACCATCCTGTCCACCTGCAAGCCATTAGCCAAGTCGTGCAAGATGCCACGCATAGCCTTGCTCAACCGACCACTGCTGAACGCCGCACGAACACTCCCCACCTTCACCCCGCTCAATTCCGCAAACCGTTCCAAGCTTACGTCAGCCTCAATCAACAATTTATATGCTCTTACTCCGTCTGGACTCATCGTAGTTTTCTGTCGCTTTTTGACGCTTTCTATAATAAAGGCAAGAATAATATGCAAAAACAAGCCTTTAGAAAAAATCTCAACAAAAACAAAATGATGAAAGCAGCGGCAAAAGTAGCCTCCAGAACTCAGAACCAAGAAGTTGCCACCAACATCATGCACGATGCCGCAGACGGCAAGATCCTCAAGAAGGATGCAAACAAACTCGTGAAGGAAGTCTTGGGCCTTACAGACCAAGAGTTCCTAGACCAAGTAAGAGACAAATTAGGAGTCATGGTAAGCGAGTCTCTAGATACCCTACATCGCAAATTGGATGATATACCCGCTCACCACCTGGCGTTTGCCGTCAATACCCTAATACATAACTATATGACCGTATCAGGTCGTCCATCCTCCATTACCGCTTCCGCAAACGTTAAGCTCGGCTCCTCAGATATGACACCCAATCAAGTCCGTGAAGTACTTAAGACAGGCAAGATGAAAACCGTGCAGGATGAAAACGCACCCAAGAAGGATAAAGGGTAGGCTGCACGCCATTGCACACCTTTACGCACCATTACACCCATAGCACGATATACGGACAGCGTCAGGCGAGGCACAGTGCAGTCTGGGCGGCGTATTGCAAAAAAAACTGCGGGGGGGTGCGATTAATTATAGGAAAAAAGCGCGCAGCCAGGTGCGCCCCCGCCCCCCCGCTTCACCAGTCGCGCAATCGTGCGGGTTTTTAAGCGCGAAACGTGGGTGAGGATTTGGGACAATTAGACATAATCACTGTTGCGCGAAGCAAGGTTTCTACTGTTTATGCGGTGCTCGCCTCTTGCAATCGTCAGTGTAGCGTAATCAGTCAACTATTGACCATACGAGCCGGCAACGATTGCCAAGCTTGCGGGGCGGGGCAAGCGAACCGGTGAAGCGGGGCAAGCTTGCGGGGCATGGTTCGCGCGCATGGCGTTTGCCGGTGGTCGGAAGTGGGAAGAAATGAAACGCTCCCGCCAATCGCAACGCCAAAAAAGCGCGAGGCGGCGAGCAAACCAACTTTTCGCAATTATTTATTTTCCCGCTGTAACCCGCTAAAACACTGCAAAGCGTAAAATAATTTCACTAAAAGCTTGTAAAACCCTGCGAAATTTGGCAAAAGTTTTTTTAGTTTTTAATCACGACCATAACCCAATAACTCACGACCTATGAAAAATCCAAATACTTACGAGCACGCCGGTAATATCCACGCAAAGCAAACCGGCAAACTGATTCGTCGGAATGCATGCAGACACCACCGCAACATATCCAACGCAAACGAGTTAAAAGCTAGTCTTCGCGCCGGGGAATATGCCTTTCCTGGCGGTTACCAACTGTTTTTTATTACGAATGACGGTGCCTGTTTATCGTTCACCAGTGTACGAGAAAACTTTTGCGCCGTACTAGGTAGCGTAAAAACCCAATGTAATGACGGTTGGCGAGTAGTTGCCATAAGTGGCGAGCACGAATGCGAAGAACCGGTGTTTTGCGACCATTCCGGCGAGCAAATTTGCTAATTAATAATAACCGAAAAGGAACTCACGACATGAAAACCCAATACGAATATATAAAAGAGTACATCATAGACCGCTTAGGCGAAGGCGTAGGCGAAACACAGCATGCAAGCGACCTTCACCATTATTTGCTGAATGAAGACTATTTCATTATTGGCACTTACGAGGCGAAGCAATTCCTAGACAGTGAAGCATTCAACGCCATTGAAAAGGTAAAGACATACGAGCAAGACAATTTCGGCGAGGGAATCACAGACTTATCAGAGCCGGAGAAAGTGGTGAACATGTTTGCCTATGTAGTAGGTGAGGAAATCTTGCGAGAAAGTGAAACCTTGCAAGATGCATGGGATCGCACGCTTGAAAAGAGCGACCTTGACGCAATCGCTAAGGAAATTGGCGAGGTAAGCGTTCAAAAGGTCATCAACTCAAACTAACTCACGACAAAAGGAAAATAGAAATGAAAATACACGACACTTACGAATACCAAATACCTGACTATGCTTTACCGGCACTAGTGAACGGTGACACTTCCGGACTAAGCGAAGAAGATGAAAGCGCGCTCAATGCCTTTTTAGCAAAAGAGCACTACGTTGACGTTTGGGACATACCGGCGGAAAGCGAGCCTTACTTTTGCTCTACTCCGGAATTCGGACTGGCTTGCAACGTCATAGATGTAAACGGGATTGTTTTCAAAGACTCATGAAACCTCAACACATCTCAGAATTGATCGCAGAGCTAATCGCGACCGGCAAACTGCCAAGCGAGAAACCGGCAAGGAAAGCACGCAAGCCGGTTCGCAAGATCCGCAAGGCAAGGCAATTGAAACTGAAACTATAGGAGAAACACGACACATGAAACTTAACGAATTTATACTAGGCTATGTAACTTGCGCACTTTGGAGCAGCGGCGGCATGGATGATGATTGCGAATATCTTGACGAAAAATATGACAGTGATGACATTGCGCCGGAAGCGCGTAGGGCAATGGAAAAGGATTGCGAGAAATTCATTGCTGAGAATGAGACCGCGCTAGGTGATTACGAAGAAAAGATAGGGAGAAACTGGGAATACACTGAAAGCGAGAAAGCCGGTCATGATTTTTGGCTAACGAGAAACGGGCATGGCGCCGGATTTTGGGATCGGGGCATAGGGGAAACCGGAGACAAGCTCACAAAGGCAAGCGAGAGCTTTGGCGGGGTTGATTTGTACGTCGGTGATGACGGTAAACTTTACACAGCATAGGAGAAACACGACAATGGAATTAGCTATTAACAAGCCACAATACCTATGCTCATGGGATACTGTTGTACAAGTACACACAAGGGAAACGTTGTATGAGGAATACAAAGACACCAATCTGTATGATGATGATAATAACGGTTGGGGATTTGATGGTGATGACCATTACGATCTTACATTCCCGCAAATATTAGACAAGTTTGAGGCTCTTTTTGAAGTAGGTGAATGGCATCTCTACAAAAAGAATGCAAAGCGGGTCAATAATGACAACATGGTTATTCAACGCATTTGGTAACCACAATCGCGACAAGATGCGTGCAATAAGGAACTAGAAACAATGAAAGTAACTTACAGAATTGACGTAGAAGACTGGAGTAGCGGTCACGAGGATCGTGAAAGGGCAGAGGAGGCGCTTGGACAATGGTTTGAGGGGTTAGCCTTCAAGTCTCAACTGGCAATCCTATATGCCTACCGACTAGCAGAGGAGAACGAGGGAACGTTTCCTGACGGTTGCCCTTGGGTGCAGATGGTTCGCGAAGCTGAGAGACGCATCCTGAACGAGAAAGCGCCTTGGGTGAATGAGAGTGGGGCAACTGGATTTAATCTCTTCCTTGATCCGATAGGTGTGGAGGTGTCCAAATGAGCGCGCCGAACATGAAATCCGTTGAAGCGACACTACTGGACAGGCTGAAGAAAGCGGCGAGCAGTGAGACCGCATACGAACCTACCAAATGGAGCAAGGACAACCCGTTAAGGGGTCACTGTGGGGCGGTATCGTACGTCGTGAGCAACCTGCTGGGGGGAGAGATCCTTCAAGGCAGGGTGAACGGCGAGCCGCACTTCTGGAATCGTCTGCCTGACGGTAGTGAAGTTGACTACACTGCAAGCCAGTTTGGCGCAGACTGCCACTACCCTATTGGCAGGGTTGCAAAACCTAGAAAGAAAATTAACCCAAGATTTATAAAATTCGCAGAGAAAGTAGAATCATGAAGATAGTAAAATCACACAAGAACCGCACGGCGCACTCTGAAAACTTCGGGGTGTGGGCAGGAAAAACGTTACTTGACCAGGAGGTGGATCAACACGCAAGCCTTTGCAATCACGGCGGAGCTTCGGACAGTATAGAGCACGTGAAGATAGGCTACGGCGATGCGTTCGTCTGGTTTGACGACATGGACGAGGTACGCAGGTTAGGCGAGAAGCTGCTGGAGATTGCCAAAGAGGCTAAGAAGAGGGAGGAATCATGAAGACTTACGTGATTGTACCGGACTTGCACGTTGAAGTTGATCTACCGCACAAAGTTTGCGTCAGGGATATTACGCACAATCCCTACAGGGAAAAGGTGCGGTACTTCAAGACTGCGCAAAATGCCGCGAGAAAGCTCAGAAAAGAGCTTGAGGAGTTGATTAATATTCAAGGCGAGTTTGAGTCCGAAGGATATTACATCCCGTATACCATTGCTGAAAAACTAAGCGAACTTGAGGAGGAGAAATGACAGAAACAACGAACATGAAATCCGTTGAAGTGGAAGTAAATAGTGTGCCCGATTTTTACGAGGCTCGTGGATTTGGTGAAGAAACAATGGAGCAAGTAACGAGAAACACTTATAAGTTCACCGATTGCGGCGCATGGTGCGCAACTGCACACGATGACCAATCGGAGGTAATCGGAGTGAAAGTGGGTTCAATTGTTGAGGGTAGTGACGCTGAGACCGACGTTCACACAATCAAGTTCCCATTTAAGATGAAAGAGTTCTGGGCGGCACTTGATGAAGTGGAGTCAGAAGCAGAGATGCTGTGGAATGAGGCAAATGGAGACACGGAAATGGAGGAGTCATGAGCGCCAAACCAACGATCATCAAGTTCACGACTACGGTGGAATTTACTCCGGAGCAGTGGGCTGAATACAAAGAGGCTATGAATCTGAATTATGGTGAAACGGTAACTAAGAAATCCGCCCAAGTATGGATGAAGGGCGAGGCTGAACACGGCCTTGAGCACCACTTTGAAGTTCAAGGCATGAACAATGGGGAGGTAACGATCAAATGAAAGGAACTAAAAACATGAGTAAGAAACGCAGATTAAAAAACGCAAAAGAGAAACGCATGGACGAGGAGAACCTCGCGGAAAAAATTGAGGGGGTGGTAAAAGCGGCTCAAGCATTCCACGACAGCATGTGGGGATGTGAGATGGATATTGAATACGTTGGGTTCAAGACGGTGATTGATGTAGTCAATTCAATTGATCCCGTATCCAGTGCCAGGAAACGGATCGGCGAGAAATACGTTGCATTTGACTGTGACGATTTGGATGACAAGAGTACTTGGTATAAGCTTTACGAGAAGGAGGAGAAATGAGCGAGGAACCAATCAAGAAGCCTATTGAAATCTTATGTTCGGACATGGTGAGGAGTAACGCCCAAGCAGTAAAGGATTACCGTGAGAACGGTGGTTGGTTATGGGCTTACCGTTTCACCGCGAACTCCGGTACTTACGGAATAATGACCTTCCATCAAGGCGACGTCGGAGACATGGAAGCATGGAGTGGGGGTGTGCTGTTGCTTGACGGCGCGTCAGACTTGCAGAAATTGCGTGACCCGCTTATAGCCAAGGAGTTCGTTGAGGCATTGCTGGCTCTTGCTCCCCAGGATGCTGATGGCAAGCCCTGCGACTTTCCTGCGGTAATGATGCTAGGCAGCGTGGGCAAAGCTTATTACACGCCAATGGAGAACAACTGATATGGAGTCCGTTGACGGCATGGAAGAGTACTACGTGGAGGTGATGGAGTGGAAGAGCACTACCTTCCGGGTCATGGCTCGTTCCGGCTTTCACGCCACGGACTTGCTTGAGGATTATCCTGACCATCGCGGAACTTACACGGACACTGTGACAGGTGCGGAAGACTTTTTAGTATCGGTAGAGGAGCACGAGACGTGCTGCGGACGCGAGGTGGAGGAGTTGCCGGAGCTTTAGATCTTTTGTTTCAGTCGTGACCCTAGCGGGGTGAGGAAGTCGTGATCCTTGCCCCGCTTTTTTTTGTGGGGAGGTTCATCTTGGTGCTTTGTACTTAGTACTATGCCACTATGTGCTATGTACTATGTAAAGTAAGGAAGAAACCTCGCAAGCCCATACAGGACGCTGAAGGGGTGTCTGACCTAGTGACATAGGTATCCTGTCTCAGAAACAATCAAAACGCTTATTTGGTATGCCTATAAGCCTCGTATGACCATTCTCGTATCTTTACGAGGCTGGATGTAGTCAATTGAGGCGTGGAGAAGAGAAACGACCAAACGCTTTCTCAAAGGTGAGGTTCACTTTCCCGCCGGGGCCGTTGCGGTTCTTCGCCACATGTACGCAGATGGAGTCCTTGTCTGAGGATTCTTCGGTGCGAGAAAGGAGCATCACGATGTCAGCATCCTGCTCAATGCTTCCGCTATCACGCAAGTCGGAGAGAGCGGGTGCTCTGCCCTGGGTTTCCAATGCCCTGTTCAATTGAGAAAGCACAATCACGGGGACGTCTTGCTGCATTGAAAGCTTCTTGAAGGCACGGCTCGCATAAGAAACCCGTTGGTTGGCGCTCTCGCCGGGTGCGTTCACCAGTTGCAGGTAGTCCACCACTACGAGATCCACGCCACGCTCCACGGACTCTCTCTGCACAAAAGCTATGATGCTGTCCAGCGAATCCTCTGCATCATCCTTGAAGCGGATGGGCCACGAGGACATGGCGTTGGCGGTGTCGTGCAAGTGAGAAATGTTTTGCGGGGTGTATGCACCTTTGGAGTACACTCGTCTCTGCCCCGAAGCGGCGGTAAGCAATCTCCCGCCGCACTCCGTGGCTGACATCTCAAGAGAGACGTAGCTGGTCTTCTTCCCGTGGCGTGCTGCGGAGAGCGTGAACCACAAAGCCAATGCGGACTTACCCACTCCTGGTCTGGCGGCGAGCACTGACACCGTTCCGTCCTTCAGACCACCGCCAAGAAGTTCATCTAGAGAACTGAATCCTGTGGGTAGTGCGCTTGACCCACCTTCGTTGGTCGCCAAGAAGTCGGCAAGTGCGCTTTTCACCGCAACGCCGCATGAGACGGCATGGCGGCGGGACGCAAGGGCTGTTGAGCAAGAAGCTATGAAGGCGGAAGCTACTTCTTGGGGGTCACCTTCCTTGAGGGAGTCGGTTGCTTTAAGGAGGGCGGCGCGCACTTGGGTGGTTTGTCTTTCTGCTATGATGAGGTCTATGTAGCGGGTGATGTCACCGCCGCCGTGCTGCTTGGCGATCTCCATGCAGGATGCGTTGAGTCCCGATTCCAGGGCGACGTCAATTTCGTTGTACGGGGCGGTCAGATTGCGACATGCCTCAAAGATGTTCTTGTTAGTATCGCTGGTGAAGTCGTCAGCAGTCAAGTGCTCCATCGCAAGAGCCGAAGAACGATTGCTCTCGTCTCGCATCATCGCGGCGAGCACCGCAGTCTCTGCTAGTGAAGGGTCACTCATACGAGGGGCGGACGGGTGTCGCTCATATCTTCATTGCGGAGGATTTCGGTACTGCCATGAGGTTGAATCGGCGTGCGTCTCAGATGGGGAAACTTTTCCTTTAGCCATGAACGGCAAGCATTGCGGAAGCACGCAGTCCAATCCGTATATTTTTTGCCTTGAGAGTTAGCCCAATCAGCGAAGCACTCCAATGCGCCTTCATAGTCTACGCCAGCTTCCTTGGCTATGGATCGTGGTGGGGCAAAGTCCTTGGGGAGATAGTGCTTTCCTCTTTTTGCGGTTTGAGGTGGTGCAATTTCTTTTTTTATACATTTTTTTTCTTTATATTTTTCGTCTACAGTCTCCCGTGTACGCGAGGAGCGGCATGAAAGCGGCGCGTCAGCGGCATCGTAGCGGCGCACTAAGCGATCATATTCCGTGACTATTTCGTTTACGACTTTGCTCCAATTTACTTCCCGCATTTCAGCATCCATGCGATCTCTATACTCCGTCAAAATAGCATATGCATCAGGGGTAAATTTTAAACGCAACTCCTTCTTCTTCATTTTACGGCCCCTATGATTTCTTCCTTAGCTTCTTGAATAACGTCAATGACGAATAGCATTTCAAAGGCGCTACGGAAAGTCCCGTTCACCTTCTTAGTATCGCCCTGGAATCTCTTCAAGTACTCCTTCCACTTCTTGTGCTTGCTAGGCTCTTCGGCAATGGTTGCCCACTCCTCTGCGTTTGCCGGTAGCTTGGCTTCAATGAGGTACTGGAGGAGTCCCAGCAAGGCAGCGTCAAAGAAGCTATACCAGCCTACGTGAGACCACTCCTTGCCCTTCTTCCGCTCAATGGCGAAGTTCATCTTGTCGTGCCGTCTTACCCTGTGATTATCTATCTCTATATACATTTGATTTCCTTTCATGCGGTAGCATCGTCCACCTGAAAGCAGACGAATACAGTTACGTTTTTATGTGTAGCCTAAGAGTTAATACTTTGTAGGCTTGAACGGTTCTTTCTTGAGTGAATAATCTTCGCCTTTATCCGTGTTTAGCTTCTCAGCGATTCCATCCAGTGACGAAGCTACCATTGACGCAGAAGAATCCAAGGAGGACGAGTCCACCATCCTCTCAGCAATCATCCTCAAGCTCATTGCCACTTCATCCAGTCCCGCCGCAATAAGTTTAGCAGAGAACACTTGCTCGCTAAATTCAATCTTATCATCAAAAGCATCCATATCTATGGGTTCATCACGCAGGTTGTTGTTGTCTTTGCGCATTCGGTAAAGAAAAGCCCTTGCCCATCCTTCGGCTTGCATTCCTGCTTGTCGTTGCTGTGTGTCTGCATCAGTCATAATTTCCTCCTTGGTTAGTTTGTATAAACTGTCGTGGATCTCCCACCTCGTCATCCGTCACATGCTCCAGCGTTACGCCGATACCAGGACTTTCACTGCGGTACTTCCTGAAGGTCAGATGCACTACTCGTGAATCGTCCGTCCAGAAGAGCAGCTTGCCCATCGTGTCTTGGAACATCTTGCAAATGTTGTCGCAGTCTGGGCGCTTGCTGTGTGCCGTCCAACCCTGCTCCCGTACTGCCTTCTTCTCAGTCTTCAGTAGGGGCAAGCAGTAGCTGATGCCCAGCCTTAACGCCCCGTCATAGGGTTGTTCGGGACGAAAGGGGTGCAAGAGACTCATGAAATCAGCTTCCTGTGCTCTGCCCTTTGCAGTGGTGTACATTATTGGTATCTTCCCCCGCATTCCGATCCGCTTCTGCGATTGGGCAGTGCTACGGGGCGGGTTGCAGTCTATCCAGAACTTCATGTTTCTTCGCAGTCCACCGTAGCCCCTTCCAATACCGTTGTCTCAGTCTCACCGCCAAGCAGTGCGGCAACCTGCCGTAACGCCCCCTGCTGGCAGATGAGCGCCCCTTCAATGTTGCCCTCGTCAAGATGCGTCTGTGCTAGATCAAGAGCCGTGATGATGTGTTGCTTCAGTTCGTTCATGCTGCTTTTTTCTCTTTCGTCTGTTTAGAATTACCGTGAGGTCGTAAGAATTTCTTTGGCGGCAACTGCCAAACGCTCCCTTGGTTTTGCGTACCCGCTCCTTGGTGCGTGCTTTAGCGACGTAATATGCTGGTGGTTTCATGCTGCTTTTTTCCCTTCATGATTGCGTAGGGCGTTGCTGAATGCGGTGAGGTCTACCCGCCGCTGATTCCCTACCATTGATGTCTCAAGTTCAAACTCTCCGATAAGCTTGTAGACGAAGCTACGACTTACCCCAAACTTCTCAGCGACTTGACTGAGGGAGAGTTTGTGGTTGTCGCCGTAGCGGCTGAGATCCAAGGTTACCACCTCTTCCGGGTAACCGGGCCACACGCCCGTATCCATGCAGGTAGCCCAGATTTCGCACGCTTTCTGCATCCTTGGCTTTTGGCGGTCTATCTCACTCGCGGTTAAAGTATAAGTAGCGGTGAGGTACGGCGCGGCTTTCTCCACGCAGACAAATATGAATTGCCTTGCGGGTAATCCCAACGCACGCATAGCTTCTAAGTACCAACAGGCTTGGAAGTTATACCCGAAGTTGCGTACACTTTTGCGGAAGCCAGCCTCACTAGCGTCTTGCGTGGACTTCAAATCAATGATCGTGCCATCGCTCGTGTACAAGTCTGGTCGTACTTTACAATGCGCACCGTTATACTTGAAATGCCCAGTCCCTTCCGCAATAGCTTCCACGTCTGACGCATAGTGCGTGTAGACAGGATTGCTCAGAACTGCTTCCGCCATGCCCAAGCAAGTCTTCCACTCGTCTGCTTTAAGCCACTGAGCGTCTGGTCGCTCCGCTTGCATCTCCGCAAAGGTCTCCTTGTAGTATTTGGTCAATGGACTCTTGCCGTCTATTTCCGTGGGCTTTACTGCGTACTCCACATCCAAGCACTCAGGCTCTAAGACCATGCTGTGGAAGCAACCGCCCATGATTAGCGGCACTCCCTTATAAGTGAGAGGGTTGTCCCGCTCCCACCTCACCTTTTGCGGTGAAGTGGTGAGCAGGGCAGATGCCGTGCTTCTGCTAAGCAGGTCACTTCCGTGGTACTCAGCGTTGCTAATTCCTTTCGTTAAACCGTCCATCAAAATGGGTCTTTCTTAGCACCGGAGATCGGGGCAAATGGATCGTCACCGCTGAACAACGCCATGAGATTAATTTCTGCGTCAGCTATTACTTGCAGCGTTTCCTTCGGCAGTTCCTTCTTGGGTTTCGGGACAACGTTGTACCGAGTTTCCAAGCCCTTCCCGGTTTTAATGATGCTCAAGTCATACTCCCGCAAGTCGCCCCACTCAGGGTCTTGCTTCAGCGACAGAATCTCACCTTGGATGCCCTTCTGAGTTATAGACAGAATACGCACCTGATCAGCTTGGTAGTCCCAGACTAACATTGCCCAAAATTCCTTCGGGTCTTCCTCAAAATCTCCAGTTAGTTTCTGACCGGGTTGGCATCTAACCGGCTTGCGGTTGCCTTCTGCATCAGTTGTCCATGCTTCCATACCTACTATAGCTGTTGGCGGGTCATCTTTATCTGATGCTAAAATGCGAATACGGTTTTCACCTTCCGCGAATTTCATGTATCCTCCGCCGGAGGGCTGGAGCGGTTTATAGTCTTTGCTTAGAAATGACATAATATTTCCTTTCTTTAGTTGGTTGGGTTCTGAGATTCTTCTATGCGTTGAATGACCGTAGGCCAGTTAATCTTGTAGCCTATCGCCTGTATTCCCAGCGATTTTCGGAGTGTCATGAACGCTCCCTGAGATATGCCCAGACGCTGGGCGGCTTCGCTGATCGGTATCAGTTCCACAGACTTGGGCAATTCGCTCGCGCAGGACTTCGGTGGTGATTGGCTTGTCGCATTCAATGTAGATTTTGTCATTATTGTAAGTGGTTATTGTTAGTCCGTTAAAAGTTTCGGATGAAGTAATCATTTCAGCGAGAATGCACATCCCGTCAAAACCGTCAATAACCAATGCAAAAAAAGCGCAACCCTACAAAAAAGGAGGTGCAGGAATCACGACAAACCCACACCTCCCGAAAGGAACGTGAGAACACGACACTCTCACGATAGGTAATGTTTTATTGGGTGGTGGTGGGGTAAGTCAAGGGGTTACTTTTTGACTTCAGAGTGCATCGGCTCTGATTCCATTAATCCGTTTTGCACCAGGTATGCTCGCATCCTCATAAAGTTAGGAGTGGTGCTATCTTTTGCCGTCTTTTGTAGAAGCATTGCCATGAACTTCGGATCTTTGACTGCTTGCGCCACTACTCCGGAAAGCTTCAAGCGAGGTATTTTTTCAAGTAGCTTTTGAGTCGCCTGTGATCCTGCTCCGGCGGCAAGGAGTGGGTTTGTCCTGCCAACCGCACTTAAACTGCCAATATTTGAACCTAGCAATCTGTTAAACAAATTGAACATTACACTTTTTTCGCCTAAGATGTTTTCGGTTCTGGCGGTAGTGGCTAAAGCGGCTTCAAACTCTTGAGTTTTTGCAATAAGCGTATTTAGGTTTTTGGACTGCTGGGGAGTAAGCACCTTTGTATCTAGTAGAGTCTGACGCAAAGTCTTCCCTTTGGATTCTTGCTTCAGTAATGCAGACAACGCATCACCGGAAATCAAATCCCCGAATTTGGTCGCCTTGGTTGCCTTGGTCAAGATGGTATCAAGTACCCCAAACCGCAGCCCGTCAAAAGTTTCGGGATCACCGGACTTGCGTGCAACACGGGCCAAGTCTTCAAACGCCGCTTTGCGATGCGGAGAATCTAGTGCGCGAGTCACGACTTCATTCAAGTTGTTAGCGCCAAGAATTTTCGCCGCAGCACTTTGCTTGTCTGCAAAAGCACGTCCCTTTGTTGCCGTATCTTGCAGCATGTCCGCCAGACGTCGCTTGCTTGCGACGTCGGTCAAAGCATCGGTAAGTCCCAATTGTTTCAGCGTAAGCGGATTATTAGCTATGAAGTTGTCCAGCTTGCTTAAATTAATAGCTCCGGAAGGATCGGCAGTCTGCGCGGCAATTTGAGTCATGAATGCCTTTTGTATATTCTTCATGTTCTCCGTCTGTGACGCAGCTTCCATTGTGTCCACTGAACGAAGGGTAGCTTTCTCCATTGCTTGGAGGTTTAGGGATTGCTGAACGTCACCACCTCTGGCGGCAGTCTCCAAGGTCATTTCCGGGGCAACTGCCTTAGCTCCCGTTTTCTCATACCCTATTGTCTTTCCTACAAACCCTTCGGTAAACTTTTGGTTTAGGTCTCGTGAAAACGCTCTTGCGGCATCTACCGCCGGGTCTCCGAGGTCGCTTAGATCATCAAGCATACTGTCGGCTATCCTCTGCAACCTTCGGGCATCTCCAAACTCACCTTTCACCCTAGCGGTACTCGCCAAGTCCAAGGCGCGACTCCGCGCCCTCAACATTTCTTCAGTTCGTAGCAGTTTTACCGGTAATTCGGGATTTATTTTTGCAGCTTTTTTATTGGCGGAAATCCTCTTGTAAAAAGCTTCTATAGGAGCGGAAATCGTTTCCTCTTCAAGCAACTCGTTTTTCATGGACTTGAACTCTCTCTCAAAGTTTTGCGTACCAACTGGAGCTTTCTTGTTTATTTCGTTCCAAAGCTTGCTTTCTGTGCTTCTAGCTAAACGAAGTTCAGAATCTATTATGTCACGCGCCGCTCTACTTGCTTTTACCGCAGCTTCGGGATCACGCGCTAGGATTGCGGCGGATGCGTCTTTAGCCGCCACTTCCGCTCTGCCTACTCTTGCGTCTAGTGACTGCTTCAACCAATCAATGCGCGCTTTCGCTGCTTCTTGAACTAGCGCGGGGTCTCCACTTTTGTTCGCTTGGCGAAAAGCTACATTGAACTCATTGATGGCACTTTTTGTTTGAGCGGCGACTTCTTGACCAACTTGCCCTGGCAAGTCCTTGATCATTTGATTCTCAATTGCCAATAAAGTCGGACTGCCGGTTGCTTGCCCGGAGGTCTGACTCCCAACGTCGGCTTTCAGTTTAGCGACAATATCCTTGGGGCTTTCACCTGCGGCAGTAAGCGCTTCCCCTATTTTCTTCCCTGCCGCCGTTTCGCGACCCGCTGGAGAGAATGAACGCAATTGCTGGGTAATCATTTTAGTCGCACGAGGTAGAACCTGAGTTGCAATTATTGGCACTGAGAACGCACCCGCCAACTCTGCGTGCATCCGAGCAGTCGTATCGCCGGGGTAAAGCGCTTCCGCTGTTCCTCCCGCAACTCCTGCCCCAATACCGGCAACGCCTTCCAGCGCCGCCACCTGACCGGGGTTTCTTGCAGTTGTTCTAACTATGTCGCGACCTATGGTTCTTGCCGTGCTTTTGGCAGGGGGCAATACGGCTCTAGACATGGCGGGAGTCACTTTACCTGCCATTCCCGCAACCGGAGCAAACGCTCCAACGGTTTGCCCTGCCACTTCCCCACCCCGTGCATAGGGTCTTTGGTCATACGGCAAATCCTCAACGTCTTGGTAGGTCATGTCACCCGCCGCCAATGCCCTACGAATGGACTTGCTTCCGCCTACAGGATAATCCGAAGACATGGATTCGGGGAGCAACCAGTTCACTAGGTCAACGGGAGCGCCGATAATGTCGGCTAAACCTGCATTGAATCCACTTGCCGCTGCGGTGCTTTTCTGAAGAGCGCCAGACTTTCTGTTAGCCTTATACGCTTGGGCTACCGTATTGAACTCTTTAGTGCCTATCTTGTCTTGGTTCTTTACGATCCACTCTGCGTACCTGTCTGCATCTGCCATTATTGAGTCTCCAGTTATTAATATCCTGCTTCTTCTAAAATTCTATCAGCCTCTTCATTTACTGGTCTTCTGTTCTTTTGGGAAATGGACGTCTCCAAGGCGGATATGATACCGGGTATCGTTTTGAGAATTCTTAACGCTCTTGACCTCTGCTCCCCCGCTTTAGCGTTAGGCGCAACTATTTTAGCTTCTTCTACCTTTGACACCAAGATAGGCACTAAGGATTCAAGTTTTGATTGCATTGCTGGGTTGCTATCCGTTGGTTGCGGTAAAATCTTATCCATCTTCTCTTGAGTGTAAACAGAACCTTGAGAGGAGATGGCTTTTGTTAGGGCTGGTTGCAATTGAGCGTTCAACGCTCTCAGATTAGCAGTTTCTCTATGTCTTTCTTCAAACCCAGATGCACCAACAACCCCAAACGCTGAATTTATTACATCTTGAAATACACCCGCAACGTCTCCACCCGCCGCTTCTGCGACGTCTGGCGGTCTTATTGACGCTTGCTCTGGAACGGATTCCGCATCTCCCCCAGTCAATTCGCCCATCGCTTCCGTTTCGGCGCGCATTTTTTCAGCTTCCGCTTTGAATTTTTCAGCTTCGGCTAGAAGGTTTTGAAGCGTGACTGCATCTTTGGGGTCTATCTTACCAAGCTGCTCAGTCTTTTTGTTAATATGCGCTATCTGCGCACTAACATGTTTTAGGTTTTCAGCCAAAGCTTGTTTTTTCTGCTTCATCTCTTCAATCTGCTCTCTTGCTATACCTTCTGGGCCACCACGCTCCAAATTTACTATGGTAGCAACTTCTTCACCAGAAAGCTCATTCTTTAGCCTTTGAAGTCGGAGGAGTTGCTGCTTAGGTCTCAACTTCATAAAGTCTTCAAGATTAAACTTCTCCATTGTCGCCTGGAATCCTTTTAGTTCAGCTTCGCTGTTTGCGGCATCTACTTTAGACTGCTTTAGAGCATCGTTGAGATCCTTGGTTTGGAGAGTAAGGGCAGTATTTGCACTAGTGGCATCCATTAGTCCTTTCCGCTGAAGCATTTGCTGAGAAAGCGTAAGTTGCTTAATTCCTTGATTCGCAAGTTCGTCTCTTGTGGTAAGCGGGATTTCGGGGTCATTCAACTGAGCTTTCATTATCTCGTACTGTTCTGCATTGTCCGGATCTTGATTTGCCAAGGAGTCTAGAAAGTTGACGGTAGACTTAATGTTTGCCTGTTGCTTCTTCTGCTTCTCCTTCATCAGCCCATACTTCTCAATCGCACCGCCAATATTTTGCCCGATACCCTGGTACGCCGCCGCTTGCGCCGCCGCCCCCTGCATAATTGGGCGCGTGTCTATTTGCGCTAGTGAACTTCCGTAGTTGCCGCTGAAAAAAGGTCTTCTCGCCATTGTTTTATCTCCCGATTTTAGAATCCATCCATAGGCGGATACGCGCCTTAAGTCTTGGCTTATTGCTAATAAAGTTCGCAAAGCGTTCCCCGAAGGTCAGGTATAGCTTGAAGAACCACCTTGGTGCGGAACTGAACATCCACTGTCGGAAGTCCAACCATGCGGGATTGTGTGCGCCGTAGACTTCGCGTGCCACCCAGCAGAATGCCGCACCTGTCGCTGCGCCACCAATACTACCGATCATATTGTATAGTCCCGCTTGCCTCGTAGCGTCTGCCCCAATTTGGGCGTTAAACATGTTCGCTTGGTTGGTCGCTTGGTTTTGAATGAATCCAAGACCTGACTCTGGGTTTAGGTATTGCGGCCCTGACTGTAGCCCGTATCCGGCTTGCCCGAATACACCTTGCCCAGCTTGTAGGCTTCCTCCACCGGCACGATTTAAAATCCCGGCAATTGGGTCTTGAGTAGTAGCCCGTTCAAGTCCTGCCAATCGTGTAGTCGCATCCATGTATCCAAGCAGCCCCTGCTGGGCCAACTGCTCTTGCGAAAATTTTTGCCGATAATCCCTTTCCAAGTCTGATTCCGCAGCACTGAGTTCCCGCCCTATGTTTGACTCCTGGCGCGCAATATCTTGCAAGATGTCAAACTGACTGCCCTGCATCGCCGCTTCGCGATTCATTGCTTGGGCGGCAATATCTTGACCTGCCGCAAATTGCTGCTGTTGAAGTCCTGCTTGCATGCCCATTTCTGCGGCGCGATTTTCAGCGGCGGCAGTAGCTAGTCTTGCCGCTTGATCCATCCCCCTGCTGGCTTGCTCTTGGGCAACTCTTGTTCCCACCCCAAATTCCGCAGCGCGGTTCGCAGCCGCTTGATCGGACAATGCTCGCTGCTGTGCGAGTTGCGCGCCTAGTTGCTCCTGCTGGAGTCCCGCCCCAATTCCGAATTGCGCCGCTTGGTTTGCAGCGGCGGCATCTGCCAATGCCTTCTGCTGCGCCATCTGAGTGCCGATTTCAGACTGACGCATACCCGTGCTGACTCCAAATTCCGCAGCGCGATTGGCGGCAGCTTGATCAGCTAAAGCTCTTTGTTGAGCAAATTCAGCGGAAGCTCTTTCACGCTCCAGACCTGCTCCTACGCCAAACTCAGCGGCTCTGTTTGCGGCGGCGGCATCTGCCATTGCTCGCTGTTGTTCCATTTGAGCGGCGGTTTGCTCTTGTTGCATTCCGGATTCCACCCCAAATTCTGCTGCGCGGTTAGCGGCTGCGGCATCCGCCATTGCCTTTTGTTGTGCCATTTGCGCTTCCATCTGCTCCTGTTGGAGTCTTGCTCCAATCCCGTACTGAGCGGCTTGATTGGCTGCTGCTTGATCAGCTAAAGCTTTCTGTTGGGCGAATTGCGCTTGGGCTTGCTCTTGAGTCATTCCCGCTTGCACACCAAATTCGGCAGCGCGGTTTCTTGCTGCCTGGTTGCCCATTTGAGCTTGGAGGCTTCTGCCCAATTCCGAAGTTTGCATTCCGGCTTCTTGCCCTAAAACGCTTTGAGCAAATGCGCGGTTCTGAGCTTGGCGGTTGCGGTCTTCCAACACCCTGGCTTGCACCTCATCAGCAATGCTACCACGATCAAATGCCCTGCCCAGAGCAGTTGCTCTGCGGCGAGCAGCTTGTTCAATTTGCTCTTGCTCGCGAGCGGTAAGACCCTCGCCCAATCCTGTGTAGGCATCCTCCATTAGGGCAGAACGAATGTCGCCTGTTCCGCGACCAGTCGCTACTTCGTATGCTCCTCCGATCCTGCCCGAATCCAAATCCGCGCTAGGATCGTAAGAAGTCGCCGCTGACAACGGATCAATTGCCTCCGCCCTCATGGCGTCATACGAAGTGGGAGCAGTCAAGGGGTTCACTGCTTGCACGGCAGTCGGGTCGTACTGGGTCGCTGCACTAAGGTCGCGAACTCCACCTACCCTGCTGGCATCATAGGCAATTGCAGCGCTCAACGGGTCAACTGCTGCCGCCCTTTCGGCATCATACGAAGTTGGCCCTGCTGGCCCTGCAACACCTGCCACTTGAGAAGCGTCATAACCTGTTGCTCTACCTAAAGGACTTCCGGCGGCTGCTTGGGCGGCAGTATAGTCCGTTCTCGCGGCAAGTGGACTTGCGTCTACTCCTCGCGCCAAATAGCTGGTAGCTGCCGTTCCGGTAGGCGCAGTTATCGCCGCACCCGTGTCCAGACCTTCTGATGCCGCCCTCCCCAAGGCTCTAGCTTGAGCTTGCAAGCGACCTTCCATAACCGGCGCTGCGTCACCAGTAGCACGCGCCTGAGCGAATGCCATGTTCATATCCTCTACGGAAGCGCCTTTTTGTAGAGCGTCCGTCCAGTGCGCAAGTCCCGCAGGATCGGGTTCGCGTCCCAAGACGCGCAAATAACTTTCGCGCACTTGAGTTTGCGCGTCACTTAAAGATCCACCTGCTCCGGTAAAAGCACCCCCACGGTCTTCAAGCAATTTGCGAGCGGCATCTATCGCTTCTTGAGTTCCTGGCTGGAACTGATCCATGATCTCCTTGTAGAGCGGAGAGAGTCGTGCAACGTCCTCCAAGTCTCGTTGGCGTTGGCGGGATAAGTTTTGCGCCTGAATGTCTTCTCCGAATGCAGACAACCCTAGAAATTGTTCGTCTTCTGAAAATCCAGCTTTGCGACCAACGCCTTCCATTTTATAAGTGCCGTCCTCTTGACGCACCGCCCTCTGTAACTCGCGACTATCGCCAAGCAGGTCTACCATGCCGCCGCCCATTTGAACGGGTTTGCCCGCCCTTTTTAGCTGGTGCGTTTGGTCTGTTATTACGTTTCCATTTTCATCAGTTTGATAAACCGGAACTAACTTCGTGCCGGGTAATGAAACTCCGGTATCAGATAGTTGATTGTTTAAAAGGTCTGTCGTCTTGTCTTGTAAAAATTCGTCAAAAACTTCAGTAGGCACACCTAGAACCCTTCTTGCCTCCCAGGAACCAGGGGGTGTGAAAGCATCACCTACAAGAGCACCTTTTTTAATTTTGTCTAACCCACGATTGTTTCTTCCAGGCGACCAGACACTTCCTTGCGTTTCCCATCGTTTAGCATCATTCCCCGTCTCCTTTGCCCACTCCTGTAATACCGTTGATCCAAAATCAGTAAATCGCGGCCCTTCGTCAGAATCATAAAATAGAGTCTTGCCCTCCGGACTGTTTCCCAAAACCTTTGAGTGGTTCATAGGGTCAAGATACTCACCCGTATTAGTGTTGAGTATACGTCCGTTGAAATTTTTGAAGACTGAGTCTATTTCTTCACCACTTTCTGCGTTGACCCGCTTATGCCCTACTTGAACTCGTCCTTGTTCGTCTGCGATTTTTTCAGTACCAAGCATGGTCTGCTGCAACACGTCGGTATCAATTTGGGCAGCTTCCTTACGCAGCGGCGCTTCGTAGTCGCGAACAAGTTCACTTAACGGGCCAACCCCCGTGAAGTCTGACTCTCCTACTCTTGTGCCTGTAAGTAACGCTACTTGCGCATCTAGAGCCTCACGCATTCCTTCGCCATAACTTGGCTGCGATGGATAATTTATAACTGAATCACCTTTTCCCATAACATTACCTCATTTAATTAAGTCTAAAATTCTACGAGTGTAACGAACGCGAGACGCTATTCCCGTCTTTTTATTTTTTCTCGTTCCCCAAATTTCGGTAGAAGCATAGTCAGGATTGCGTCTGACTAACTCCTTCGCCAGTAGCCTCATGGCGTTTGGCTTGGTAGTCACTACGTCGGACAAATACAGTAAGTCTCCGTCTGGATAGTGTTTTGGTGGGTTCTGAAAAATGTCATCATCATTCAAGTCAACCAAGTCTTTTTTGCGCCACCTCCACCATGTGGTTAAACCGCACACCTCTCCCTCCTCGTCTCTAACGAAAAGTAAAGTTCCTTGATTTAAATGATAATGTAAAAAATTTTTAGTGCTTTCCCAAGTCCACGCTTTTTTTGGAAAGCATCTTTCTTTGTCGTTATTACGAGCATAGTTCGTCAGTTCGTTTAGCATCTCGTGAACCTCACTGACATAATTACTCACTTCTTTTACAGCGTTCATGTTGAAATCGTTGCCCCCAATGCTATGCGCTTCCACGCTGACCCATTTCCTACCGCCAAGCAAGGATTCCCCCCGTCTCCATCCGTGACGTATATTATTCTTGCCGCAGGTGCGTTTGCCGGAGCACTGGACACGGAGTAAGAGTTTAGTCGTAAGTTTGGATCTTGGATCGTGCAGTCGTTTATTACCCCGCCCGTGATAAGTACGGCACTGGCGTTTTGCTCCGCCATGTCGCCAACAGTGTTGGGCGTGAGCAACTCTCCTACTTTGTACGTCATGCTACCGTCCTCCTCTGGGATAGGGCTTGCCCTGTCGCCTGTATCGCGACGTGGCGAAAAGAAGGCGACCCTGCCGTAACGTTTACCTCAACGTTAGCTGAGTGACCTCGTTGCCTCGCACCGAATCGCACCAGCACTTCTTCCGTTCCACTAGCAGTGTATGCCGTGGCAGGTGAAGTGACGTCCGGATCAATGGAGTTCACCTTTACGTTGAACGCATCGTTGTTCACCACGTTTGCGGCAAGCTGTCCTGCCCTCCACTTCTTGATTGTGGGATCTCCGAATGTGTAGTTCCTGGTCTTTAATTTTCCCGCAATTGCGGTAGTCCCGCTCTGCGAATTGTCGCCTATTTCGCGTCCGGTATCATCCAGCCCCGCATTCTCTTCCATTAAGTACCAACCCTTGGGCATCGTAGCGAAGAGCCGTGAGCGTAGCGGATTGCTGCCGTAGGGTAGTTCCACCCAGTTGCGGATGCCTTCGGCGTAAGTGTCTTTGCTAACCCATGCACCTTGAAGAATGTTGTAGATGAATACTGTCTTGGGTGTGGTATCATCATCCATAGGCACTGCCAGATATAGGTGGTTGTTATAAACCACTGCTGCGGACTTGTTCACTGCCTCTTGGTTGATACCGGTGTCAGGGTCGTAAAGCTGGTCTTGAATGCTCCTGCTGAGAGGCATGGCATCGCCCTGCACTTTGCTAACTACGATTCCCATGCCCTTGCCGGGGTCGCTCTGAGGTGTCATCACCATTACCCCCATGTCGCTTAGGAAGTAAGTCTGCGCGCCACTTTGAGTAATAGTCCGTGGGGCTACGCACCCATATTCGCGGGTTATTTCATAATGCTCCGATATGTCCGTGGAATGGAGGTTCGTAATCATATGCACGGAATTTCTGAGGAAGACCAAAAGCTGGTTCTCCAAATACGGTACAGCACCTACGAAATAATCCGCTGACCCGAAGTTG